CTGACGACGCGATAAGGGGGGCGGAGAGGGAGGCCATAGCAGCAGCAGAGAGGGACGCGCCGGCGCTGATGCGGGCGGCATATCCCACGGACGCGCCGATAACGATCACGTTCGACCGGATGCCCAGGGAGGCCGTGGAGCACCTGGTTGGGTTTCTACAGGACGGGTCGCCATTGGCAGACCTATTGGCAGACGCCGTTGGCGACGCCGCCGACAACTTCGCCTCCACGATGGTCACCGGGATGGCCGCCGGCTGGAACCCCAGGAGGCTGGCGAGGGCTCTGCGCTCCGAGTTTGGCATGGGGCTGACCCAGGCGCTGAAGATCAGCCGCACGGAGCAGTTGAGGGCTTATAGGACAACAAGCATAAATGCTTACAGGACGAGTAACGTCTGCACTGGCTGGGAGTGGCTGGCCACCTTGAGTCCCAGGACCTGCATGGCCTGCATAGAGAAGGATGGCACGCGGTATTCGTTAGATCAGGAGTTCGAGGATCACGTCCAGGGCAGATGTGCGCCAATTCCGATAACGAAGTCCTATGCCGAGATGGGCATAGACGCGCCGGAGCCGGACTTCACACGGGAGAAGGGGCATGACTGGTTCCTGCGGCAGGACGAGGGCGTGCAGCGGCGCATCCTGGGCGATGCGAAGTTCGATGCTTGGAAGGGCGAGCAGTTCACCCTTGAGGATGTGCCGAAGCTGACGAGGAGCAGGATTTGGGGCGATAGCTGGACGCCGAAGACGCTGGCGGAGTTGGTGCCAGAGCGTGAGGGCTTGCGGGAATGAAGGGGAGTAAAAGGAGGGGCGAGGAATGCGTAAACAGATCCTCTATGGTCTGTGGAATGAGATAAACGACGAGTGGTACTACGCACATCATCTCGTGTTTCACACACCATACAGGAACATCGCCATAGTGCAAGAGCTACGTCTAGCACGAGATTTGGCCTATTCCTCACGCCCAGACCAACAATGGGCAGTGCGGATTATAGGTCCGAACGGAAGACCCCTGACAGAGAAGAAGGGGAAGTGAAAGGAGAGGATGATGAGGCACGGTAAACAGCAATTGAGAGTGATCTATGGTGGGCCGGGGGATCAACCGCACATCGACGAGGGGCTGGAGGAGGCACTTGAAAAGCTCTTAGGCAAGTTCGGGTATCAGCGGTGGGCATCGGGATGTGATATGGTTCCGCCGTTTGAGCGTGATTTGGCATTCGACAGGCCCATGCCTGTAGGCCCGTCCCTTGGCGAGGCTGAGGAGTAATGCCATACCGAGCAAGAGGCAAGGTTGTCTATGTGAAACGTGGCACTCGGTGGGTCGTCAAGAAACGACATCCCACGGCGGCAAAGGCCAAGAAGCACGCGGCAGCGCTCAATATTGGGGTTCATCATCCCGAGAAGGCGCGAAGGAGGAAGCGATGATTAGACGAGCATACTACAAAGTGACCTATCGAAGCCTGCGAGCATTGCTGGGCCTGCCCGAAAACACCAATGTCATCACGGTGGTTGACAAGGCAGAGCAGGGGGTGATACTGGTGATAATGGAGCACCCCGCGCTTCCAGAGGTGAACGAAGGCGTTTCATTGCTGTTGCGCAGCCCAACGTTCCGTGTCATCGGGCCTGCCAAACCAGAGGAGACAGAGTTTGAGGAGTGGGTGTAGTGACCACGTATCCGACCGACATCCACGGTCCCGCCGACAAGGCCAGGGCGGTGACGCATCTCTACGCCCGGTGCGACGTGTGCGGCGTTGAGTGGGCCATTCGCAGCCCCGCGGGTGCCGATGAGAAGGGCTGTTCCTTCTGCGACGCGCCGGCCTCAGCAATCACGGTCATCTCGGAGCATGCCGACTATTCGGGGCGGCTTGTGCGATGAGACGTGGGATTGTTGCTCGGCATTATTCCACACTGATTATCGCTCAGTATTGGTGTGCGTGTGGCGCAGAACTCATTGTGGGCTTCCTCAGTGGTAAGGTACTGAAAGATGTGCAATGTGATCAATGTACTAAGCGTGCCCGGCTCACATTCGTTTACGGTAAGGAATGTTGATGACCAAGGCTGACTGGTCGGCGCTCTTGACAATCGTGATAAGATCACTTGTGGCGGTCGTGCGCTGGGCGCAGGGTGTAAAGGCAAGGCTGGGCGACGCTTGACAATTCCGATAAGAGCGTGTATGATGGTGGTGAGGTGGGCGCAGAAGGAGGAGGAGGAGAAGTGAACGACAAACGTCAAGAGGCCTGCAATTCTATAGTGAATTTGGAGTTTATGAACGGGGAGAAGGCAATACACTGGTTGACTGATCTATTTGGGGCCGACGAGGTGGCCAGGATAGCCCGCGAACATGAGCAGACGATGATGAACGCGCCAGCATTCATGGGTTGTATTGCCCAACAGCACGTCATAGGGTGGCGAGAGGCATGGCGGGAGGAGCCATGAACCGTCGTGAGTTCGTGAAGGCACTGGCGGGCATTCCGCTGCTGCGATTGCTGGTGAGGCTGCCAGGGCCGGAAGTGGAAGGACGGCTCATGTTTGTGGACAGTGAGTCTTATGGGTTGAGCATTGGCAGTGCTGATGAGGCTGGTCGGGACGATTGGCATTATATCGGCGACAAGGAGCCGTTTTACCAATACTGGAACGCACAAGATTCAACGGAACCTGTGCTCAGATATTAATCTAACAACCGCATACATGCCGCGCTAGAGAGTATCCTAGCCCCGCAATTCGACAGCCGCGCCACAAGACATCGTTGGCCCCGCTGAAAAGGCGGGGCTTTTTGTATTGTACTTGACGTGCAAGGTCAAAACACGGAGGTAAGATGACAGACACAACGGCAACAACTTCCCCGACAGACGTAAACGTGCAGGGCGACGGTAAACCGCCCGCAGGGGAACGAACATTCACGCAGGACGAGCTGAACGCCATAGTCTCCGACAGGTTGCATAGGGAGAAAGAGAAGTACGCCGACTATGACGATCTGAAGGCGGCGAAGGCTAGGCTCGATGAGATCGATCAGGAGCGCCTGACCGAACTGGAGAAGGCCCAGAAGCGCGCTGAGGACGCCGAAAAGGAACGTGACGAGGCCCGCCAGCGTGCGAAGGACACGGCGATCCACGCCGCGCTTGCGATGGAGGCGGCCAAAGCCGGGGCACTGCATCCAGAGGATGCTTTCCAGTTGGCCGACCTGAGCACCGTCAGCATTGACGATGATGGGAAGGTGCAAGGAGCGGTCGAGGTCGTGGCCGCGTTGGTCGCGGGCAACCGGCTCGTGCTGAAGGGGCGGGGCGCGGTTGACCTAGATGCTGGCGCCGGAAGCGGGGATCGCGGTGGCGAACGCAAGCCGGTCCTCACCCCAGACGAGCTGGAGGTCGCCGGCAAGATGGGTCTCACCGCAGAGGAATATCAAAAGGGAAAGAGGCAAGTAGAATGAGTACGAGAGGTTTTGAGTTCGCCTATATGCTGGACGGCAGCAACGCCACGCCGCTCATCCGGGACTTTAGGTTGGGCAGCAATACTGTCCGTCACTATGTCGGCGATCTGGTGACTATGGGCACTTATGGGTTGAGTTCGGGCACTTATGCGTGTGCATATCCGAGCCAGGCTGGCACAACCGAGGTATTGGGCATCATGCAAGAGGCAGTCGGGTCGGCGGACATCACTAAAGGCGTGACTTTAGGCAAAGTGGCCATTGCCACGCGCAATCAGGTCTGGCGTTGTTCGATGGATGCGGCCACCACAGCACTGTATGTCGGGTATACCAAGACCGTGGACATGCTCGACAGGAACACGCTCGACTACAACGCCACGACCGGGTTGATGGTCTTGGTAGACAAGAGCCGGCTGGATGACGACGGCACCGTTCTGGCTTACGTCAGCTTCAACGACACGACCTTCGGCAATACATAGGAGGTTATGATGGCAACGAGAGGGTTTGAGTTCGCATATCAACTGGACGGGTCGAAGGCCACGCCTGTTATCAGGGACTTCGTTCTCGGCCAGAGCACTGCATATCTGGTCGGGGATCTGGTGCTGATACAGTCCGATGGGTATGCGGACAAGGTGACGGTCACCACGTCTGAGGTTACGGGTGTCATGCAGGAAGCGTTTGCAGTGGCAGACCTCACTGCGGGAACGACCGTGGGCAAGGTGGCGATCATCACTCACGATCAGGTCTGGCGGTGTTCCATGAATGCCACGACCACGGCTAAATACGTTGGTTTCACCAAGACCATTGACACCGTGGATGCCAACACCATCAGCGCGACGGACTCGACGGGCGGGGCGATGATCCTGGTGGACAAAAGCGAAACGGACGACGACGGGAATGTGTTGGCCTACGTGGTGTTTTCCAATACCACTTTTGGCCTCACTGCATAGAGATTAGGAGATAAGAGACATGGCTATCAGTGAACAATGGGCAGAACTGTTGGAGCCCGGACTTAGGAGCATCTTTGAGATTCAGCGAGACGCACTTGCTGCGGCCTCGTTGATTCCCGGACTATTTAATGTGACTGGCAGCACGAAGGCAGAAGAGCACGATCTGAGCGTGGGCGGCTTCGGCGACTGGCAGGAATACGAAGGGGCCATCGAATACGACGACCACGAGCAGGGATACAAGACCACCTACACGCACGTCGAGTACGTGCGGGGGTTCAAGGTGGAGCGTAAACTGGTTGACGACGACCAGTACAACATCATCAACCGCCGGCCTCGCGGCCTGGCGCTTTCGGCCATGAGGACGCGGGAGAAGCACGCGGCCAGCGTGTTCAACAACGCCTTCAGTGACACCTATGCGGGGGGCGACGCCGTTGGACTGTGCAGTTCCCATCCCTACTCTCCGTCGAACGCCAGCACGCAGAGCAACGAGGGCACTGAGGCGTTGAGCTACGATGCGATAGTGACGGCGCGAGGGGTCATGCGGAAATATGAGGATGACCGGGGAGAGCTTATCCAAGTGAACCCGACTGTCATCCTGCATCACCCTGACCTTGAGGAAGTGGCAAGCAGCATTGTCAACACGCTGAACAAGGTGGACGTGGCGGACTACCACGACAGCTTCATCCGGCGCAAGGGAATCACGAACCTGAGCTGGGACTACCTGACTGACGCCGACAACTGGTTCCTCATCGATCCGGCGTTGATGAAGATGTACCTGCTCTGGTTCGATCGGGTTGGGCTGGAGTTTACGATGGATCCGACCAGCGACTTTCGACTTGAGGCGCGTTATAGAGGGTACATGCGTTTTTCATATGGTTTCAGCGACTGGCGCTGGGTGTACGGACAGCTAGTGACCTAGACATGATGGGGTCGGGGGCGGCCTCGGCCCCACCGGGATACAGGAGGCAATACTATGCCGCACTTTGCAGAAATGGTTTATCACTTGGGCGGTCTTCCGGTCATGGCCGGTATTCCGTTCGGGGTAAACGCCAAATACTATTTCGTCGATCCGGCCAACGGGAGCGACAGCAACGATGGCTTGAGTTTGGATAAGGCGTTGAAAACTCTCCTGGTTGCTGAGGACAAATGCGTGGCGAATCAGCACGACACAGTGTTCTACATCGGTGGTAGCTCAAGCACCAGCTTGACGGCGCAACTGCTTTGGGACAAGAACTACACGCATCTCATCGGGATTTGCTCGCCAACGCGTTATGGTCAGCGAGCACGTATCTTCTCGGGCGCAGACCTCTCGCCATTGATGGACATCCAGGCCACCGGCTGCATCTTCAAGAACTTCTACATCAACCATGGCTATGCAGCCTCTGGTTCGCTCATCAACGTGCGAGTCACGGGCAGTCGCAACTACTTTGAGAACATTCACTTCGCCGGAGGCGGAAGCGGCACGAATGCAATCGACGGTGCCTGCTCGCTCTACATGAACGCCGCGAGCAGCAACACCTTCCGAGATTGCACGTTTGGCCTTCAGAGCACTGATATGGCCACCGGCGGGGCCGCCATTGTCTTCGGCGGCACCGGTTCTAAGCAGAATTTCTTTGAGGATTGCTATATCACGCTCTACATCGACAGCTCAAGTGCCGTTCTGGTGGAACTTATGAGCCTGCTCGCCGTGGATCGAATCAACATCTTCAAGAGGTGCATCTTCTCCAGCGGTTCCGAAAATGAGGGAACCACGATGGCTAGTGCGTTCGTCATTCCGATCAGTCACACCAAGACGGCCAGAATCCTCCTAATGGATTGCGCGGGCGTCGGTTTCACCGACTGGGACGCCGACAACCGTGGCATCGTCTATCTGACGGGGGGCACGGCGACGGCGGGCACACACACAGGTCTTTTCCAGGTGTCAACGACATAGAGACGGGGGCGGTCGCACTGAAAGTACCTTCGGCAGGGCCGCCCCACTAGAGGAATAGCAATGTAGGAGAGTAACATGGTTGAGCGAAAAGTCACGCATCATAGTGCCGCCAGTGCGACGGCAACCGGGACGGTGCAGAGGGAATGCACCGGCCTGGTAGGGGCCCTAGTACAAATCACCGGCACTTTCACAGCAACCGTGACCTTCCAGGGGACAATCGATGCGTCCAACTGGGTAGCACTTCAAGCAGAGAACGTGAACACCGGAGCCGTTGGTACGACGGCCACGGCAGCGGGCATATACTGGGTGCCCTTTTCGGGCATACGTCGATTTCGAATTCCCCTCACCTGGTCGAGCGGCACGTCCATCACCGTGACCAGCATTGGAACGGACAACGCGCCTGGCTCCAGATTTGCTTCCCCCGGTACGGGCGCGACGAGTCTGGGCAAGGCCGAGGACGCGGCTCACACGAGCGGCGATGTCGGCGTGCTGGCTTTGGCAGTGCGCCATGATATACCTGCTACTTCAGTAAGTGCTGACGGCGACTATAGTAGCCTCTCGGTAGACCAGATAGGCAGGCTCCGGGTCAACGTCGGCGGTGCCGATCTGGCGGCGATGATCGGCCAGATAGAACTTAGGGCTGACAACTCCGGCTGGGCTATATGGGAAAAGGTGGCCAGGCAAGCCAAGCACGTCATGGGCACCGACCTCAATAGGCACTTCAGGCAAGGCCCCTGGGCAGTTCACATGAACGGCGGACTCCAAGCCGCCGGCGAAGACTGGGCCTCGATCCATATTCCCATCAACGAGATGCACATCCCCGACCTCGATGAAATCCAGTACACCTACTACAAGTTCCGGGCGGGTACGTCACACGTGGGCGCGGCCCCGCCGAACATCGTCATTAGCGTACATGATCCTGATGACCACGATGAGAGGGCGGACATCAACACGACGGCTAGTGCTGCTGGTACTGTGACGGTAGGCTGGCACGAGACGATTATGACCAGGGCTACCACGGCTATGTTCTGGTATGGCACTGTGTCGGGATCTGGCTTGTCGGAAGGCACCAGTGGGGGCGGACATACCTGGGCAGAGTTCCAGGACGATGTGGTGTTCAGCACCTGGACAGTCTATCGAATCCAGATCGACTACGGCTTCTGGGGCGGCACCAGAGCAACGGGCGACGCTTGGATCGGCTCTATCCAGATCAACAACATATCGGTCAAGATGGAGCCGACCGACCTCAACGACCTCGGCACCAGGAAGAACCTCACGGGATCCCCGTTCGGCGAGCCGACGTTGATGTCGGCGCAGAACTCGGACGCGGTGTGGTCGAGGGCCAACGCTACTCACACCGTCGCATCATTGCAGAAGGGTGCCACTGGGTGGCTCGCCAATCTTTACGGCGGCCTACAGACAGATGGCAGGAGCGTCGCGGCCGTCTACATCCCGGTCAACGAAGTGCCTTTCTCTCTCTTCAATACCGCTCACTGGACATACTGGTTCGCGGCGGCTGAAGAGCATGGCGTCAATATGGTCATCTGGGCGCATGACCCCTATGCTTTTGAGAAGAGGGTCGAGATAACCCAGGCACCGAGTGGGGCGGCCCTGGCCAAGGCCAGCGGATGGAACGTCCACGAACTCAATCCCTCCACGACGCAGTTCTTCTACATTGGCGAGGGCGTGGCCAACACGAGCATAACCCCCACCGCCGGGACTCAGTATACTTGGGCAGCCTTCCAGAACGATGAGTGTTTCAGCACCTGGGTGATCTATCGCATCTCATTGGAGTATGGATTCTATGATGCCGCCACCACGTTTGCGGATGCCTGGGTAGCGGACATCAGACTGAACAACGAGCAGATCCCCCTGAAGCCCGACAGCGGTGGGACAGGGAGGATTGGGCATCGGTTCTTTACCCAGTCCGGGTCAGGCAACTTGACTGGCTCACTCGCCCCCAAGACTATGTTCAGGCTGTTGTCTATAGATGCCCTTTGCAGCGCCGTACCGGTGGCCGGAGAGGTCATCAAGCTAACCAAGGATGCGTGGCGGGATAGCCTGTACGATAATATCATCTTTTCGTCAGACATGGGTGCGTCTGGGGTCAGTTCCCTCTACCAGACTTTCGAGGGCTACCAGATGTTCCTGGCCGACGACGAGCTGGATCTGTTCCAGGACAACGGTGGCGACAAGAACTGGGGCGTGACAGTCTTCTATCAGACAGTGTTCGGGGGTATGTGATGACGCTATATCTTGACGGGATAGAATATCAAGAAGTCCTAAAGTCGGCGAACTATGCCAAGTGGGCTATGGGACGAAGCCAAGTGGGGAGCATCTTCTTTGTTGACGGGGCCAGTGGAAGCGACAACAACCCTGGGCTTACCCCCCTGCTTCCCAAACAGAAGATCGAAACCATGCTGGATAGCTGCACCAATGGCAAGCACGACTACATCTTTGTGACTGACTACTGGACTGCCGATGATATGCCCATCACGGTGAGCAAAACGACGGTTCACATCATCGGCGTCAGCAACCTTCTCTATGCCCCGATGAGCATGGCCTGGACCGCTATGCCCGGTGGGGCGGCGGCCAACTTCGAGCTTACGGCCGCGAGCCACTATTCCGAGATAGCGGGGTTTCAGATGGCCGGAGATTCCAGCCATCCGGGCCTGGTTTGCAGCGCGGGTTGCGTCGGGGTTTGGGTACACCACAACTCCCTCGGCTCCCAGATAGTTACGCAGGACGGCATTCTGCTTACTGCCGACATGGCCGACGGCATGATCGAGAACAACTACTTTGGCAAAGCGCTGACCCAGGACGGCATCAGGATCGCCGTGGACGCCACCGAGACCATCATCAGAAACAACCTGTTCATGCGCTGTCCGGGAATAGGCATCAACACCCTGAGTGGTGGCGGGCATCCTGCATGGATGATGATTCTGGATAACAGATTCATCCTGCCCAGCGACGACCATGGCAAGGCGATCACCCTGACGGATGCGGAGTATTGCTACATCGACGGCAACCGCGCCAACTTTGGCAGGAACGACGCGATGACCAACAATCCCTACGTGGACGGTAGCGGGGATGATTCCAACACTTGGGGATTGAACTGGAAGGGTGGCGCAAGCGCATATCCGGCATAGGGGGCTAGATGACCGAAGGGTACGGCAGCGATTGGGGATTCTACAAAACTAGCTGGGAAGAGGATCACCATATCACCAGCATCTTTCCAAGCGACACGAATCTGACGTGCACCCTGACAGCCCATGCGAATGCGAACACGTGGAGCAATTGGGTTGAGATACAGGACAGCGGTACAACGAAACTGTCCGCGTGCTTCGACAGCTACGATGGCCAGATAGGAAGCATGGTCATTGAGTCGGTGAGTGAGATAAATACCATCTACATGCTGGAAGTA